GTTTGTGATGCTATTCAATATTGGCCTGGATCTCCTGCAAGACCACCAGAAGAGCAAGAAAAAATGCAACAAATGAAGCTATTTTTGTTTAGTATTATGTGTGAAGCTTCTTTAGATCTATGAACAAAGGTGGCAGCTACGTAGTTGGTAAACCCAAGAAAACCACTCAAGGACAGGGAAAACATTCCAAGCCAAATCACGGTCGTAAAAAGAGCCGAGGGCAAGGAAAATAATGTAAACTGATGGCATATAGGGGCAACCATGTATCAGTACTCAGAGGCTTTATTAGAAGCTTTGTTGATCATTAAAACCTTTGAGGGTTTTAGTGAAAAAGCATACGCTGATCCTGATACAAATGGTATGCCCTATACCATTGGTTACGGAACTCAATACTATCCAGACGGGAGTCCTGTCAAACAAGGCCAGTATGTAACCAAGATCAAAGCACTGGAATACCTAAAGCATGAAGTTGAATTAATTGCCAATCAACTCCAAGAACTAAATCTTGGTTTAGATGACAGTCAAACAGCAGCTCTAATTTCGTTTGCGCATTCGGTTGGATGGGAAACCTTTCTTTATTCCAACATTATTGACAGCTTAGAAGACGAAGATTATAGCGAAACTGTGCAAGATATGTCGTGTTGGATCTTTGACAACGATCATAAGGTTGTTGGCGGCTTGATTGATCGTCGCCGTCATGAAGTCAAACTGTTTCTGCGTGAACAAGATGAATTGTTTGTTAAATCCAAAGACATCCTATTAAAAGCGTTTAGGGAATACGTTGGATCTAAAGGGCAAGTTGATGCTATCCGTGGCTTACAAGAAGCCATAAATCCTTATGCTCTCTCAGTTTTTGCCAATGAGTACAATAACCACACCGAATTAGTTGAGTTTTCCGACAGGGAATTGCAGACAATCTATCAAGACTGGAAGTAGAATATCGATAGCAACAAGTCCCGATATGGAAGATAGCACTCTTAAGCAGTACGAGATGCCTTTACATCTGCAGCTGGCTATGAGAAAAGCTGAGCTTGCATCTGAAGAAATGACTTGGGACCAGATGCGTGTAGCTTTATTGAATTTATACAGCCGTCGATTATTAGAGCTACAAGCCGTTAAAGACATTCTTGTTGCCGAAGGTGTAGATGTTGAATTCAACATCCCGTCTGACGTAGAGCTGCAAGAGTTAGCTATTGCCAAGTTCATGATGGAAGCAGATCCAGATGAACTTGAAGATGATGAGGAACCACCTACAATTTTCAGTTAGAATTTAGTGACTAACCAGTAGTAATTTGTTTAATACGATTTAGCATTGATTGAAACTTACCACCAGCATCTTTCCCTGGATCGATTTCACGCTTTGGTGGTTTCAGTTTATTTTTCATTCGTTCAAACGCAACTGATTCAATTGCATTGTCACGCTTACCTATAGGCGTTGGCAAAGTAACTGATTCAATTGCATTGTCACGCTTACCTATAGGCGTTGGCAAAGTAACGGCTTCAGATGTAACAGCAGCACCCTGCCCTCCTGCAGGCAAGGTAACTGCTTCTTCTACAGCCGCCATATTTTTACCAGCAAGCTTACGAGGTTCTGGATTTACAGCTGGCGATGGAGCTTCTTCTGCTGGTGGGGTTTCTGGTGCAGGTTCAGAAACCGGACCACGTAACTTTTTAGTTTTTCTATTGCCTGCAAGCATTTGATTAACGTATTTATATTCATTCTAAAGCGATTAGTCTAGTTAAATACCACTCTGCTTTTTGCAGTGACTCAATACCCCCTTTATGTTTTTCGCGCCAAACGTACTTGGCAACGTTACCTTTTAGGTAGCCTCTATATTCTTCTGGCGTTAGCTGCGCTTCGATGGCTTCAATACATTCAATACCGCCGTCAGTGTAGTGAGTGGGATGATTTACGTTGTCAGTCAAAATTGGACGCTCTGTTAAATCGTCGCCGCTCGTATCGACTGCCCAAGGGACCGGGCAAATACCCCCAGGGCAATCCATAACTTCTCCTTCAGTATCTTCTACGACCGGTTGAAACCAGCCACCATCCGGCGTTGGTTCTCCTTCGCTAGTTCCATTTCCTCTGGAGACAGTTGTCCCATGTCCACTACTAATTGCCTTGGTTGTGGTTGTGCTCCGTGCACAATCCCCTCTTCCACTGATGGAATCAGCCCTGTTACTCCGCATCTTGGTTGTGCTCTTGGATCTACTGCTAAGTTAACACGATCTGACATATTGTCTTGCGTTACTGCCAAACCAGTATTGTATTGATCGTACATAGGTACATCATTAGAAGCATTGGCTAATGGCTGACCAAACGTATCAATCGTAGTCATACGTTCTTTAAGGGTATCGTTTTTACCCATGAACGAGTTTAAAAAGCCCATCTTTAAACCACAGTTTACCTTAATTATAATTGACACATGGCTTACTCTCCTACCTACGATAGGTCAAAAGATTCTGGTACGTCTGCTGCTGGAACTAGTGACTTAAATCCCGAGTCTGGTTATTCGCTTGACTTGAGGAATTTGGATCCTGAAGAACGACGGACTGCAAGGATTGCAGATGCTGGGGGTGAAGCTCAGCAGAATCGTGTTGAAAAGTCTTTGAAAGCAGCGCGTAGTGCTGCGAAATTCCGGAAAAAGCGTTCGTACGATCAGCCATACACAGATAGATCAGGACAATTGTCGGGCCTTGTAGAGGGTGATGATTTCCCCTACGCAGGTGCAACAAACTATGCTGACAAACCTAAGGCCCAATTTGGTAGTTTTTAAACTTTACTAAAGACTACCTCAGCCGGTTGTTTTTGATACTTTCCCTTGCGCTCCTGGTAGCTAACACCACAAGGCTTGCCGCGATAGAACAAAAGCTGACAGATGCCTTCGTCAGCATAAATCCTATTGAACAAAGGAGTACAGTTACTGATTTCTAAAGTAAGATGTCCTTCCCATCCCGCCTCTGCTGGAGTGATATTTGCCATAATTCCTGAACGAGCGTACGTGCTCTTACCAACTGCAACGACCGTAACATCCCTGGGGAGTTTAATATATTCCATGGCGACGCCAAGACAATAACCAAAAGGAGGAAGAATAAAATATCGCCCACGTTCGTCTTCATGGAGTTCAGTTTCTTTTAGGATTTCAGGATCAAAGTCTTTAGCGTCACACATTCCGTGCTGGACACCGCCGAAGAGAAGACACTGACTAGGTGACAGACGAATGTCATAACCATAGGAACTAAGTCCATAGCTTAATAGTTTAATGCCATTACGCTCACTAACAAGGCGATCTGAAAAAGGCGAAATCATGCCTTCTTCTGCCAGGGTTTTCAGTTCCTGGTCACTCAAAATGCTCATATTGTCGAAGCAGTTTTTATACTTTACAAGATTATTCTGCCCTTGTCTTGATACGTCTCGATAAAACACTGGGTAGATTCTTCTATGTCTTGTTTTGGTTGCAAATAAACGACCATAGAAGCAGAAGTGGCACAAGGTTTAATCACATCGTCTAGAAAGTAGTGTCGAATCAAACTAGGTCTTGTTTTTAAGATACAGACAGGATGATCAAAAATATCCTGGCAGTACATAGCCATGTCCAGGTAATTTGTAAAGTAAATTCCTGATTCAATTTCGCCCGTTAACCACTTGCGTTTAATAGCTTTCCACCAGACAGCTTGACCAGATGTCAGTGTTGGTGACAAGCCGCGTGTGGTTTTCCAACGTGCAGATTTTTTGTGCCAGAAATATGATTGGGGTGGTGGAAATAAGTACACGTTTCCGTGCCACTTCATTTCATTCAAGCCATCATCTTTGATGGTGTAGATCTCTTTCGCGCCAACGTATTCATTTGCAGTATTGGACGACGCAGGATCTAAGTCAATACCACCCAATACATACTGAGCAGAATCAACTAGATCCCTATTCGTAATCCACTCGAAGTCTTCGACACGCTTGTTGCCACGTCTTAGACTCATCAGCTATCTGTCACCTTGTTGTAATCTACTTCAAAATAACGAGTGCCACGTTCATCCCAGATCATATAACCAGCTTTTTCATTTGGATCAATTTTCTGTGCAGCTTGAAGAATTACCTCAAGATGCTCGGCAAATTCTTTAGACTCAGCGTCTTCTTTAGCTTGGTTAAGCTGGGACAAAGTTAACCAAAACATCCCTTTATCATCAGATCCTGGCTGCAGAACCATGACACCAGGCCCTAACTGATGCCAGAATTTGTGAAAAAACTCGCCCATATCGCCAAGAACCATCTTGACAACAGAGTCTAGGTATTCAGGTTTACCGTCCTTACCCAGGACTCCCTGAAGCATTTCCTCTCTTTGCATCTTTAAGCAAGCCTTGTTTCTTGAGCACCGTTAACATCTTAGGCATAGGCTGGTAGATAACCACCATCTTTCCTAAGATTCCACGTTTCTTGATTAGCTTACCATTTTCGTCTTTCATTTTGATAAATTCTTGTGATCGAATTAAGTATTCGGCCACACACCTAAGCCGACGTTTGAGCGGCAAATCAGCATTG